CGCAAGCCTGTGCGGCTTGAAGACGTAAGTGATGTTGTCACTGAGCAGCTTTTTGACGTTGATCTGCAAGGCAACGACCTCAACGTTTGGACTTATGAAACGGCCCGCAAGTGCATCCGATATGGCCATGTTGGCGTCCTTGTTGATGCGCCAAAGGCTGGCGAGAACGGCAGGCCCTATTACGTGACCGTGACGCCAAGAGACATCCTTGGCTGGCGCAGTGAAATCAAAGACGGCAAACAACAGCTGACGCAGCTGCGGCTGATGGAAACCATCACCGTGCCTGATGGCCTATATGGCGAGAAGCAGGTGCAGCAGGTGCGCGTGCTAACGCCTGGCGCTTTTGAGATCCATCAAAAGGACAAGAAAGGCGATTTTGTTCTGATTGACGAAGGCAGCACCAGCCTTAGCGAGATTCCGTTTGCCGTTGCCTACTCCAACCGCGTTGGTGTTCTTGAGTCGCGGCCACCACTGGCAGACATTGCTGAGCTGAACCTCAAGGCGTACCAAGTACAAAGCGACCTTGATAACCAGCTGCACATCAGTGCTGTGCCGATGCTGGCCATTTATGGCTTTCCGCAGTCAGCAGAAGAGATCAGTGCAGGCCCAGGAGAGGCTTTGGCCCTTCCTGAATCAGCACGTAGTGAATACATAGAACCGTCTGGCAACAGCTATGACGCGCAGTTCAAGCGTCTTGACCAAATCGCCAGTCAAATCAACGAGCTAGGCCTTGCCGCTGTCTTGGGCCAAAAACTCAGCGCAGAGACTGCAGAGGCTAAGCGCATTGATCGCAGCCAAGGCGACAGCACCATGATGGTGATCGCTCAGCAGATGCAAGATCTAATCGACAACTGCTTGGGCTTCCACGCGCAGTACATGCAGCAGCCGCAAGCTGGCAGCAGCTTTATCAACCGCGACTTCCTTGCCACTCGACTTGAGCCGCAGGAGATTCAGTCACTGCTGCAGCTCTACACCGCAGGCACCATCACGCAAGAGACGCTGCTCAACCAGCTGTCTGCTGGTGAGGTTTTGGGTGACGAGTTCGACGTAGAAGAGGAGATCGAGGCGACGCAAACTGGAGGCTTGATCGAAATGCAGCAGCCTGAGCCCGAGCCTGAGCCTGAAACAGAGGCCACAATGCCAGAAGCAGAGCCGGAGGCAGAAGATGAGTTGGCTGGATAATCTGCGCAAGCGCAAACGGGAAGAGCCGATCAACCGGCTGCTGTTCTTCTCAAAGCAGGAGCTGACGGAACAGACTTACGCGGTCATCAGGATCACTTGGTACTTACACGGCAAGATCTCCGGCGTGTCTGAAACGTCGATTGGCCTGTATGACCAAGATGTCATTGCAGAGTTTTCTGATCTCGTAGGCAACGCGCTGCGTGCTGGCTGTGACGTGTCAGTGGCCTGTATTGATGACCCGCAATACCTGGGCATTTATGACTCATGAGCACGCCATCGGAGCTGTACCGCAATGCCATCGATCTCAATCGATTTAGCAACGGCGTTGCCAAGCGGATTGCTGTTACATACAACGATCTTGTCTTGGATGCTGTTGATCAGCTTCGTGGCATTGATGAGCTTGCTGCGCCTGCAAAAGCTGCACGGCTTCGGGCGATACTCGCGCAACTGAAGCAGTCACTTGAAGGTTGGGCTGGCACCAGCACGCTTGCAGTTGTTGAAGACCTCCAGGGCTTAGCGGAGTTGCAAAGCGAGTTTGTCGCTAACGAGCTGCGGCAAGCATTACCAGTGAACTTGCGTGAGCAGATCCGCAGCATTCAGATCAGCCCGCAGTTTGCGCAGTCTGTGGCAACTATTGACCCCACCGAAATCAACGTGGTGTCACTTAGCGATGACCTGCAGGCAGCTGTCACCGGGGCACCTCAAACATTCAGCTTGACGGCTGCCCAAGGCACGACTGTGACGCTGCCAAATGGCAAGGTGCTGGAGAAGTCGTTTAGAGGCCTAGCCGAGTCGCAGGCAGATTTGTTCGCCAAGACGGTGCGCAATGGCCTGCTAACTGGTGAGTCAACTGAAAAGATTGCGCGACGGCTCAAAGGTCGCTTGCGTTTTGGGCAGTCAGGTAGCTTGCGGCAGATTGCTCAAGCAGGTGGCGAAGTTACTGCGGTTGCCAACAATCAAGTGATGGCTCTTGTTCGCACCAGCATCAACCAAGTGGCGAACGAAACCAGCCAGCAGGTTTACAAGGCAAACCAAGACGTGACCAAGCGTTACCGCTATGTCGCGACGCTAGACAGCAGGACATCACCCATCTGTCGTTCCTTGGACGGACGTGAGTTCAAGTACGGCAAGGGGCCAACACCACCGCAGCACTTCAACTGCCGTTCAACGACTGTGCCCATCATTGATTACAGCGGCTTAGGAATCTCACGGCCACCACAAACAGAATTGCGCAGGCCTAACACTGCCTTTGGTCCATCGCGTGCAAGACGCGGTGACACTGTGCCCAGCAATCAGACTTACGGCGAGTGGTTAGACAAGCAACCCAAGGAAGTCAAAGCCGATGTGCTTGGTGCGTCCAAGGTTCCGTACTTCAACCGACTGACTGAGAAGTTTGGCCCGACAGTTGCCATACGCAAGTTTGTTAGTCAAGACGGCTCAGAGCTAACCTTGGAACAGCTCAAGCGTCGTTATCCCTTATGACTCTTCCTGCTAAGTACAAGTTCACGGCGCAAGGCGCTGAGGCTAAGCCCAAAGCGACGGCCAAGAAAAAGTCCGCTAAAAAGGAAGCACCTACGGAGGCTGACTGATGCCTAGCGGACCTGGCACCTACGGCTCAAAAATGGGCCGTCCCCCTAAGAAGAAAAAGAAAAAGGGCGGCAAGAAAAAGTAATGGCACGGAAGCAGCGTCGCGTTCCAAAGGACAAGGCCACTGGCCTGCCTAAGAAGTACCTGTCAGGTGCGAAGAACCGCGCTGCCAAAGCCCGTGAGATCAAGCGAACTGCCGAGGCTTACAAGGCTGGGGAGTTCATCGACATCAAAGCTGTTTCCGCATCGAGGACCAAGCAAGGTGGCACCAAAAAGAAAACCACTAAGCGCCGCAACAAAAAAGGCTCTAAAAGAAAAGGCTGAGAAGTCCAAGTTCTTTTACGGCGAGCTTGCTGCGGTGTATCGCAAGGGTCAGGGCGCTTACTTGTCTAGCGGTTCTCGTAATGTGCCGATGGCAGCTTGGGCTATGGGCAGGGTCAACAGCTACATGCGTGGCGACAAGGCGCGTACAGCCGATGCTGCGATCTACGCCCGCTACAACAAGAAACGATGAGCATCAAGCGTGGTGGCCATACGTTTGCGGGCTATGACAAGCCCATCCGTACGCCGAACCATTCGAGCGGCAAGTCTCATGCTGTTGTCATTAAAGACAAAGGCAAAGACAGGCTCATTAGGTTTGGGCAGCAGGGTGCTGACACGAAACGTCCGCGCAAAGGTGAGAGTGCTGCAGACAAAGCTAAAAGGGCGTCATTCAAGAAGCGCCACGCGAAAAACATCGCGAAGGGGAAGACATCTGCCGCATATTGGGCAGACAAAGTAAAGTGGAGCTGAAAACAACCTTACGGGTTATTCATGTCTGAAGAGCACACTTTGGAGATTACGTCTCCCGCAGCTCCGAACAATGCCGAGTTGGATGCACTGAAAAACAGCATCCAAGCCCTAGAGAAAAAGAATTACGAGCTGATCGGCAAGCTCAAAGAAGCAAAAACAATCCCTGACGGCGTTGATGTTCAGGAGTTGCTTGAGTTCAAACGCAACGTTGAGCAGAACAAACTTGAATCAGAAGGCAAGTACACCGAGGCGCGTCAGGCGTTGGAGCAGCAGTTCCGCGAAGCTGCTGAAGCCAAGGACAAGCGGATTGCTGAGCTTGAAGCACGAGTCCGCGAGCTTGAGCTGATTGCACCTGCGAACACAGCATTGGCCGATGTTGTGCATGACCCGAGCATCGTATTCAAAGCAGACTTGCTGAAGCCGGACCAAATCGAGCGCGAAGCTGATGGCACCGTTGTTGTTGTCAACGGCTATGAGCGCAAGCCGATTGGTGAATGGGCCAAGTCTTTGCCCAGCTATATGCAGAAAGCACCCAAACCAGTTGGCAGTGGTGCGCCTACAGGACGCAGCACAGGTGGCGACATCCCACCAGGCACAAAGAACCCATTTGTAAAAGGCAGCCCGGATTACAACATCACTGAGCAAGCGCGGCTGTTTAGGACAAATCGGGAAATGTATGAAAGGTTGAAAGCTGCTGCTAACCGTTAATATGTTGGACAAGGCAAAGCTACGCAGAGCCAAACGGGTTACGCCCACACCGTAAACATCTTTTTTGAGGATCTGTCATGGCGACTCTTCGCTCTGACATCATCATCCCCGAGGTATTTACGCCTTACGTCAT